TGCACCGGCTACTGTATAATGTGTTGATAATGTTTTAGTTGTTTCAGCTCCTGTGGAGTTTGTACGGATAATAACTAAAAGATCGGTGTCTTCTAAAATTCTAAATTGATAAGCAAAGTTAGTTGTGCTTGCGTTACCATTGTGAAAATTTTTAATAATTGTAGTTGATACTGTCATGTCTTAAAAACCTTTAAACGTTGTTGAGGGTTTTGTAAATAAGAAATGTTGATTATAATCTTTTTCCATTCTATTTTCAATTCTTTCTAATATACCCGGTTTTATAGTTTCCATTATTTGATACCCTATTAAATAGTCAAATGCACTCTTTATATAAAATAAATTGTAAAAAGGTATCATTGCTGTTACAGCATCATAAGCTGATTTACCAGCTTTTCCACCTTCAAGTCTAGTTCCATGTATAATAGCCATTAAAACATCTGCCGCTGTTACAGGTATTGGTCCAGCAAATCCACCTATAATAGCCATTTTGTCTCTAACTTCTTTAAACAATACATCACCATATATACCTAATCCACCACCTTGTAATAAAGCAGCCATTAATGTTTTAAAATTAACATCTCCATCCTCACTCATTATTTCTCTTGGTGATCTTCCTTTTAATAAATCTTTTATAGTCATAGACATATATCCTAACATTGCAGAAGTTACCATTAAAGCTCCCATACCTTTTATACCTCTACCTATGTCTCCTTGTTTTCTACTTTTAAAATAATCCATTTCTCTACCTAAAACTTTTTGTACAATAGAAATAGGAAATGCTTTAAATTGACCAAAAAATCTTATAGATTCTCCCCACATAGTTCCAGCCAAAGCACCTTGTGTCATAAAACCTTTTACTCTAGCATCTGGTTCAATAACTGCATAAAGTGATCTATCTAATAATATTCCAGATACAGATGCTTTAAATTTTTCTTTTTCTATTCTTATTTGTCTATCTGTCATTTTTTCTAATCCTGTAATTTTTTTTACATCAGCATCAGATATTTGATCTAACAAACCAATATTAATAAATTCTTTACCATCATCTGCTTTTTCCATTGCAGTTTTTCTTATGACATCCCATTTAGTAGGATTAATATCATACATTGTAAATAATTCTTGAAGTTGTTTGTTTAAATTTTTAAATTCTAAATTTTTTTGTCTAGCAAAATAATTTGCTAATCCTAACATTGCTCCTTCTTTTAAACTGTTGGTCCACCAAGAAAGTAAATTTAATTTAAAAAATGTTCTTTGAGCTTTTGTCCAACCTTTGTTTAAGTTATCACCAACTTGATGTCTTGCGGACATATCATAAATAGTATTGTCATTTATAAATCCTAGCATTTCAGCTATTCCTTTTTTTTGTTTTGTATTTTTAATTTTTCCTAAACTAGATAATGCTTCAAACATACCACCTAAAAACGATCTACCTTGATACCTTACTTCTGAACCATAAATACCAACATCAGCCAATGCAGAAATTGTTGCACCGCCTAGTCTTGCCATAGATGCTAAAGTTCTTAATATTGCTGAATATCTAGCAACACCAAAATTTTCTACAGTATAAATAGAGCCATCTATAATTTTCATATATTTATCTAATTTACGAAAATTTTTAATATCTCCAACATCTTTACCAGATTTTTTTAATCTATCATGTACTGCAAATCTAATTTTATCCATGTTTTCTTTAGGTTTTGTACCTAACGCATCTATTATTCCAAGATTTCTTCCTGCAGTTTGTAATCCAGAAAAAAAAGATTCTTTTAAATTACCAACACCAAATTTATCATTGTAATCAAACCAATCATCTGCTGTTTTAAAATGTAATACTCTTTTAAATTTAGAACTTTTTGCTACATCTTTGGATGTTCTTGTGCCATAAGAATTAGACACACCATCTGCAATTAAATATTTATTACCTACTAAAGAATTATAAACATCTATCATAAACTCATCAACATTATCTGTATTTGCAAAAGTTCTATCAGTATCTAATTTATCCATTACATAATTTTTCCATGCTAAAAAATTTTTATTGTAATTTATATCTTTTTTTAATTTTAAAGATGGATCAGTTTCAATATTTTTTACACCTAAAATAGCTGCAGCATTTCTAATGCTTGATGGATCATGTGATTGTTTTACAATATATCCCCATAATTTTTGAATGTTAGCTCCTCTGTCATTTAATTTTTGTCTAATCATTTCAGAATAACTTTCCATTATTTCTGCTAACTTTATAATATCTGGATTAGTTTCTGTTACTTTAGGTTTTTCTCCTATTCTTTGTTGTGTTACAGTTGGTTCTGAACTTAATTCATACATAGTTCTTGTAACTCTTCTTTGTACTTCAGCTTCTGATATACCATCTAAACCTTTATCAAATAAATCATCTACACCGGCAGCTCTTAATTTAGCATTAAATCCAACAATTAATTGATTAACAGTTGCATTTTGCTGTACAGCGGCAGATGATCTTGCTGCTACTACTCTGTTATTAGAACCAACCATTATTGCTGTTAAACCTTCTAATGGATTATCTGTAAATTCAGTTAAAACTAATTCTGTTAATTTTCTAACTTTAATTTCATTTTCTATAGCATTTCTTTTGTTAATTTTTTTTTCTAACTTAATTTGTTCTGATACATCTTTAGCAACAGCATCAACATTAACTTCGTCAATGTTACTTAATTTTTTTTCTGCTATAGATTGTTTAATTAAACTAACTATTTCTTCTTTTTTTGTTCCAGCAATAGAAGATTTTTTTAATAATTTTTCTATTCTTATTAAACACTTGTCTGCCATAATTACCTACCATTCCTACAATTAATAAAATCTGCCACTACTTCATCTAATTCTTTTTTCTTTGTATTAAGTTCATCTAGTTCTTCTGTTGCTGTTTTTAACTCTGAATCTTGTTCACCTTTTTGAAATTTAAAGTTTGCATCTTTTTGATTATTTCTAATAGTTTCTAATTGAAAATTTAATGTTTCTATCTCAATATCAGTTTCTACTTCATTTCTTCTAGCAACATTTTGTTCTAAAGTATTTAATTCTACTTCATCTGATTTTAATCTTGGTTGATTATTTCTTTCTACTGTTGGTATACTGTTTTCTGTAGTTCTTAAAACTGGATCAGCATTTACGATTGGACCAACATCTACAGGCTCATCTAACATTAAATCTCCTAAAGATTTTTTTAATAATAATTTTCTAGTTCTTGGATCAGTTTTTTCTAATTTTAACATAAAGTCTGAAGTATCTTTATAATATTCTCTAAATAAAACTTGTTCGTTAGTTAGTTCTGGTTCTAATTCATCTGATTTTATTCCAGTTTCTTTTCTAACTTTATTTACATTTTCTCTAAATTTTTTATATTTAGAAAGTGTTTTAATGTCTCTTAATTTACCTACACCAACATGAAGTCCACCACCAAGTATTGATCCAAAAGCAATGTTAAGTAAACTATCTGCTGCACCATAATCTGCTTGTACTCTTTTAGCAGCACTATAAACTATTGGCTCAACTAATGCCGCACCTACAGCACCTTCTACTACACCTCTTGTTAGTCTAGCAGTTCTTAAACTTGTTTTTGCAGCTAAAGCAGCAAATCTCATTTGTCCAAATACAGGTATAAAAGAAGCTCCAATATTAATAGGGTCAAGCATACTTACAGCTAAACCAGTACCAAACTTTGCTGCACCTACATAAAAACCAGCAGAAAAAGGATTCCAAGAACCTGCCGGACCTCTTTGAATAATACTTTGTCTTTCTCTTTCAGCTTCCTTTTTTTCAACCATAATATCTACAACTGATTGAAACTCATCTTCTTTAAAATATAATCCTAATTCATTATATTCTTTATTTAATTCTTGCCTATCCATACGAACATCTCCACCTCTAATAGATTCTGTTACAGCTGCATTTATAGACCTATGTGTTTTTGTTGCGGTTAAAGGATTGTACTCCCAGTTATCTGCAGCAATAGCACCTAGAGTTTGTCTTAAACTTTTAGAATATCTATCATAACCATTGTCCTGTGCTGTCTCATCTATTTTTAATGCAAATCCTAATTGAGCCATTAAATAGTTCCTTCTTTATTAAGAAGTTCTGCTACTAATTCAAAATGTGGTATAACACCAGACCTTTTATTTTTTTTAGCATTTCTATATTCATCATTATTTAAAAATTCTTTTGCAGCTTCAGAAAATTTACCTGCATTAATTAATTTTCTTGTTTCTGTAGATTGTACTAAAGAACCTCTAAACCATTCATAAAACAATGCTTGTTGTAATTCGTCAGAAAAACTATCAAATTTTGGTATTGCATTAATTACTTCTGGTATTCTACTTTCAATATCTTCTAACAACATTTGTTCAGCTTCTTTTTTTGTTGTTGTTTGTCCTTCTTCTGCACCATATCTTCCAAAACCTATTGTAAGTTTTCCTTCACCTTGTGTTGCTTTGGTTGCTACTTCAAAAAATGCTCCTTCTTTATCTTTTACATATTTAAAAAATTTATTAGTTTCAACTAGACCAGCAAATTTAGGTTCTGAATTTTTATCAAATTGTAAAGTATTTGAAGGTAAGGCTGCTGAATTATCAGTATTTGGTATAATGTCGTTAAGGGTCATATTCATTTTTATATCAGTTCCCGGTAAAATATAACTGTCATCATCAAAATTAAATTCTAAAAAATCACCATTAGAATTTTTAACAGGAGCAAATTCTCCATCAGCAAGTATAACACCAAATATTAAACCTTCTCCATCAGATGTATTTCTCCATTCTCCATCTTCTTTTATATTAATGTTAAATTCATTTTGTATATCTAATTCAAGAGTATCATCTTTCATTGAACCAAAAGCTACTGCACCCCATTGATCTAAATAATGATCTTTAATTATTTCTGTTTTTTCAATAACAGTATCAATATGACTATCTAATAATTTTTTACCATCCCATATTTTAGGAATGTAATATGTTCCTTCTATTTGAAAATTATCTTTAATAATTGCTATTGCTTGTTTTCTTGCTTTAACTTCGCTAGTATCACTATTAGTAAACATTTCATTTAATGTATAATAAGTTAATACTTCTGTAATGCTATTCATTTGTTCTACGGTATCTGCACTATTTGCTCCAGTATTTGTTGCAACTATATCTTCAAAGAGTCTTATAGCTTTACTTGTTCTTATATCTGTTTGTAGTTTTTTAAACTTAACACCATTTTGATCTCCCCATTCTTTTAATTCTTTTCTTTTATCTTCAGAATCAAAAGATAAAAATGCTTCTGTTAATTCTGGATTTTGAAAATAAGATGAAAGAATAGCTGTTTCTGGCAAACCATCATTTAATAATTGTTGAAATGCTTTATTGTTTAAATCACCAAATTGTAATTCTAAACCTTGTAACATTGCTACTCTAGTATTTTGATCTCCATTTTTATAATTATAAACAAATGATTTTGATTGATCTGAAGTCATAACTTTTTGTTCATATTTTGGTACACCTAAATCTGTTTGCTTTTGTATTAATGATGTAGCTAATTGAGATTCTAATATATTTCTTTGTGTGTTATCTTCTGTAGATTCTATTGTTTCTAAAGCAAATTTAATATCATCATCTGTTTGTGAAATAAAAGTAACAGGATCAGTTGATAATAAATCTTGTCTGTTTTTTATAATGTTATTATAATATTTTTTCTTTTTTTCACCTACTATAAAGTCAATAGCACCAGCAGAAACTTTAGCATCTATTTCAAGTTCATATTGTTCTACAGTTGTTTTTAAATCTTTAGAAGGAATTGAATTTAATATTTTTACTTTACCAATAGTGTCATCTATTGTTTCTAATTGAGATTCCATTTGTATTACTGTTTCTGCAGGTAAAA